CCCCAATACATGAACCCTTTTAGAAAAAGGCTTCACCGAAAAACAGGAAGCACTAAAATGGAAAATACTACAACATCAAACTATACATTTAATACTGATCTAACAAAACAAAAACACTTTTGTAAATGGTGCAAATCAGATAACACTTACGATTTTATAGGCGGCTTAAGCTATATCGTAATCTGCTCCGATTGTGGGCGAGTTACATAAATGGTTGAAGCGTTAATTGCAGTCTGTATAGCCGCCGTAGCATTAATCACCGTGCTGCTACTACGCAGAATATTTGATCCCTCAGTAAAGAAATAGTTACTGTGAGCAAGCCCACTGAATCCCCAGAAGGAAAGTAGGCGGCTCCCTAAAATTATAGCTATAATCCTAACAAACCGAACCAACCACTCAATTTAAAGTTAAGCTACACAAGCAGGCAAGCAACAATGAACCATAAAACCGCAGTCCTATGCCCAAACTGCACCGAATGGTTTATCAATCAAACTGATTTAACGGTTCATTTAAAGAAATACTGCACAAGGAAGAAACACTAACATGATAACTCTTGAGGAAGCTTTAGGTATAAACGGCGTAACAATCACACCCGAACCCAAAAAGGAAACAAGCCCAAAACAAACCCTGAAAGCATCCCCCTCCCCCCCAGACCGCGTCGATCTACTCTTAGACATCATCACAGTAAGACAGCAACTCAAAGAACTTTTAGCGGAAATCGCGGAAGGCAGCATAAAAGCAGACAAGGAATTATCTGCCCGCATCTACATCATGCAACAAATCGTGTACACAAACAAAACCGCGTTAGACGCAATGAAAGAACCAATCACGTTAACACAGAATAACATAACTCAGATTAAGCATGTGGTAAAGTTTGTTAAGCCAGCCCGAGCTAAAGCCGACAACTCAGACGATTGAGCATAACATAACGTTTGAGCCGCACCCCAAACAGTTAGACGTATGGCTATCAACTGCACGTTTCCGCATATTATCATGTGGACGCAGATGGGGTAAAACCATCATAGGCGCAATAGTTTTTCTCGACATGCTTCTTAATGAATCTCCAGAAAACAGTGTGGGCTACTGTGTTGCGCCAACTTATAGTCACAGCCGCAAACAATGGAAAGAAATACGCAGATTCTGCCCTAAAGAACTCATCTTAAAAATCAACAGAGCCGAACACATAATCTATTTGGTGGGCGGCAGAGAAATCCAATTCAAATCAGCAGACAGCGCCGACTCAATGAGAGGCGAATCAGTTTATTGTGTCTGGGTAGATGAAGGCGGCCAAATAGCCGAAGAACGCTACACCCTTGAGCTTCGCCCTAGCCTTATGGATTGTAAAGGCAAAGCAATATTCACAGGCACCCCAAAGGGAAAGAACTGGTATTTCCAGTTATGGACCAGAGGACAAGACACAACCCAAACAGATTACCAAAGCTGGGCGTTTTCATCTTACACTAACCCCTATCTTGATCCTAAAGAGATTGATGAATTTAAACGCGATATGCCCGAGTTGGCGTATCGACAAGAAATCCTCGCAGAGTTCCTAGACGATGTTGGCAGTGTATTCAGAAATATAAGAAGTTGTATAAGTGGCACACAAGAAGACCCCCAACCAGGCAAACGATATGTCGTCGGATGCGACCTTGCAAAGCACGAAGACTTCACAGTTGTATGTGTTCTCGACGGTAATGGGCACTTATGTTTCTTTGACCGATTCTCTCAACTGGACTGGGTGTTCCAAAGTAAACGAATTGTTGATATTTGCAAAAGATACAACAATGCCCGTTTATTACTCGATTCCACTGGAGTCGGAGACCCAATTTACGATAACCTGCGGAGATCGGGACTTAGTGTGGAAGGCTACAAGTTTACAAATGCTTCCAAAAAAGACCTTATCGAAAACCTCAGCATAGCAATAGAGAATAAAACTATCACTTACCCAGACATCCCCGTACTAATATCTGAATTAGGTTTATACGGCTACAAAATTAGCCAAGCAGGCGTAACAAGCTACAACGCTCCAGATGGCTACCATGACGATACAGTTATCGCGTTAGCCCTCGCAGCATGGCACCAAAACAAACCCAAAGCTAACCCATCATTCGTATTATACTAATTAGGAGAAAACAAATCTTTGCCAAGTAACCCCGGTTTCAAAGTCACCAAAGACGGCGGCTTAATCATACATCCACAGTTAGCAACAGCAAACGATCAAGGCATACAGATTCCCCAAGTTGACAGCGCGTATGGTGCAGGCTTCGGAGACAGTATTACAGATCAGGACCGCGCGTTTGCAGTAAGCCGTGAACCTATCTGCCACTTCTTAACTTTTGTTGTAGCTGCGGATATGATTGATAAATGGTTCACCATAGACGACCCGGACACTGAGGAAGCAGACCCAGCACTAGACCGAAGTGTACAAGCAGTTTTTAGTGAGTTAAAGTTTAAGCGGCAACTACGCAAAGCCGTTGAGTCAGCCCGCACATACGGACGCGCTCTTTTAGTGGGCGGTTTTAATGATGCAAAATCCGTGGCTGACCTTGCGAAGCCCAAAGCGTTAAACGCTAAACTGTTACAATTAGCGGTTTATCCCGAGACTTATCAGCAACAGAAAGTTAAAGAGTTCACAGTAAACAGCATCGACGTAGACCCCATAAGCCCAAGATACGGCTTACCCGTCACCTACAAGTTAACAAGGGCTTCTCTTAATGAGTCAGGTCAACAAACAAGCGATACTTTGATTATTCATTGGAGTCGTGTTTGTGAAGTAGGCGACGGCACAAGCGTATTAGATAAGATTTGGGATGATATGACCTGTGGCAGAAATATTCGCTGGGGCGCAGCACAGTATATGTTCCGCGTAGGCGGAGCATTTCCCGTCCTAAGTTTCCCCGCAGGCACAAGCGCAGCACAACTTGAAGCATGGGGAGCATCCGGCGCATTCACTAATCTAATGAGCAGAACCTACATCTTACTAGCACAGAACAGCACAACCGAAAATGACGGCATGACGTTTGAGTTCAAAGGAGCAGCAGGTTCAACACTTGACCCCGCGCCCTTCTATACCCAAAACATTCAACAAATCGCAATAGCCACAGGTTATCCGCAGGCTAAACTTATTGGGGCACAAGCCGGGGCCGTCACAGGCAGCGAGGTTAATCAACAGGAATATTATAAGGCAATCAGCCGAGATCAAGAAGCCTACTGCGAGGAACCTATCCGATGGGTAATAAACTGCTTATCTGAATCGGGACAAATTGGGTTAATTCGCACATCAGCGGCAACCGATAAACAAACACCGTCTTATCATCTTAAACTATTGAAAGCCACCTTGAAGCGGGCGTTAAAGCGTGATTACCGCCACAAAGTAACCGAACAATACACAATCACCTGGAACTCTGCGTTTGAAATGAGTGAGAAAGACGAAGCACAAATAGAGTACACCCACGCACAGGCGCAATCGCAGAAGTTGGGCTGGATGAGCAAAGATGAGATAAGAGCCGAGGAAGGCTTAGACCCCCTGCCCAACGGTGCAGGCGAATGGAAAGACCAAACCGACATGTTTGGCGGCGAAGAGTTCCTAGTCAAAACTAATCAGAAGATGAAACCCAAAGATGAACGCAAACCAACAGCAGAGAATCCAAAGGATAACCCAGATAATCCAAGCGATAATAGACAAAAGCTGGATTCCTGAAGACCTTCGAGGACTGCGCTTTTTTAGCCAATGGGATCACTGGATATACAACACTTCTGAAGGCGATAACGTCTGCGAAGAGTGCACAAGCCATAACACTGAGGACTTTAGCGGTTCAGACATCCGCTCCGAGTTTCCGTATTTAGAGGTACGGGATGAGAACTTGATTTATCCGAGGGTTCATCCGAACTGTAACTGTCAGCTTATACGATTAATCAATGTAGAGGAAAACTAAAGATGAATATACCCTGGTTCTTTAAGCAGAAAACCGCGTCTACTCGCCGCCGCATCGTCTACGGATGCACCCGTATTTTAACCCCCATCATGTACACT